CACTCTCCTGGCCTGTGGCCTGAATGCAGGGCTTTTGATATACAATAGTACTTGGATACTATAAGATTGTTATTAAATAATCCAATGGTTACACCAGTAGTGTCTGTCCAAGGACACTCACTGCCTGCCATTGAATAAGAGCCTATATTCCGGTACTGGGTATATCTTCCAGTTCCTTACATTCAGCCCTTTTGGTTTATTAATATATGAACCCTTATGGGTTATAATCAAATTAATGAAAACGAAAATGAAAACAAGGCTGCTGATCCATGTATTAGTGTTGCATTGCTGTCAACTCTGAACATATAGCACTTTATAGCACCTTGAAAAATCAATCCTGAATAAGAGTGGCTTGCTCAAGATTCATCTCCCACTCATCAGGGTCAGTGGCCTCAGGATGGCCTTTAAGCAGGTCTGCATAAGCACCTTCTTTGGTGGTATGCCAGCTTGTTAAGGGATGGATGACACATGAATGAGTCTCTTCCCAGTAATAACGGTAAATGGTCATAAACAAGGATGCCCTGTTTTGTCAGAGCAATAATTTAAAAAGAAAGACAGGCTACGGTGCTTTATTACACCAGAACTCCTGTCTTATTGCTGTATCCCATGAGGGCCACCCCACAGGTGAAAGTTGTATGTACACTCAGGCAGTATTGGCCCACTTACCTGAATGGAGGGTTTATTTTCCAGCAATCATACAACAAGACTGCTTTATTTTATCCCTCGGTTTTGTTCTTAAATGAAATGAAATTAAATATAGTGCTGGTTCTCCCACTTTTTCTCCTTTTGGAATTTATTTTAATTCTACTCAGGATTACAGTCCAGTTTTTGATACTCCATGATTACTTCTTATCATGTTTCTCTCACCACCTTCTTTTGGGATTTGGACACTATGTTTAAAGAAGTTTAAAATACTGCATGGCCCCTGCCTTTTTTAGGGTGTTTCTAATGCTGTCATCCAGTGACAGTAGGATTATTCACTACACCTTGTGCACTTAAGTGTGTGTACCACAGCAGTATTTTAATATTTTATTCCTCTGTAGAGACTAAGAAACCAAAGATATTGTGAAATTGCTCTGATGTCATGTGATCATAAGCATATTCTTCTCCATCTGTAGAAATGTATCTGCAAGAGATATAACCACCAGGAGTTACATTGATCTGCTTGATGACAATCTGTGGCATAGGGCTTGGACACTCCATTCCATCACATGTACATTCACCATCACATTTGATGTGATTTAGATCTTTGCAGATGTGGCCAGTTGGAGGTTGAGCAAATGCTGCAATCCTTAATTTGGCTTTAGGTTTCATGTGACCAGATTTAGAATCACAGGAAACTAAGGAGATGAGTACTGCTAAAGCTAAGCAGAACAAGATAGTATGAATTGTATAGCTTGCTTCTGGGTTTGATGATTTAGATGTCTTTTTCATGAGTAATGAGTTGGGTTTAGAGTATGATTAAAATGGTAATTCTTCAATAGTTTCATAGGTATCAAAAAATAGGACTTCCCACTGCCAGTCTTCCTCATTGAACTTCATTAGATAATGAGCTGGTTTGACAATCATCTCTTCATAGTCAATGTAATCAGAAAGAATGGGTTCCTGAGTCTCATCATGATGGGAATTTACCCAGTTTGTGATGTGATAGAGGACAGGATTGAGTGTGTTGCTGGAATAGAGCTGTTTTAGCTTTGTCATTTGATTAAAATTATAGGTGATTGAGAAACTATGAGATAAACTTGGCAACTGTCATCCAATAGCCAATCTTTCTGCGTAGTATAGGTGCACAATGGGTGATAATACCATTTTGGATAACAAATCCTGCACACAGATAGGTATTAGTTACCTGATAGAGTCCATCTTTCATAATTAAAGGCTATTAAAATTATAGTTAAGGCAAGATTTGCATGTTTTTTAGATGCACAAATAACTAATCACCAGGTACTGAGCAAGTTAGCTATGCTTTTAAGCCTCAAAGTGCTCCGAGTTTAACCTAATAGTTAGCATTAACATAGCATTCTGGTAATGGCATCGGAGATTAGTGGGGGTTGTTAGGGTATGGAATTATATACCCAATTTAACCTTATTCCTACCCAATATACTTTAACATTTCATTAACAATAACTCCAGTCTCTCTAATCTTCTTGACCTCCACTCTCTCTCCTACTTACTAACATTTGTAAGCCATCAAGTACAAATACTCACTTTTTACCGTATTTTTCCATGCCAAAATAGTAAAAATACGGTGCAACTTTTTTCATTAATCCTTTGATTATCAATCTATTAACTTTGCGGAAAACGATTTCCCCCCTGCACCCCCTTTTTTTATATAGAATAGGGGAAGATGATTAGGAAGATGATTTGTTGTGTGGTGGGGAGAGGGTATAAGTGGTGAGGGAGAGGGTGAATGACTGTAAGTTATGGTATTTTTCTGACATTTCCAAATATATTTATTCACAATAACCTATCTCCCTTTTCTATGAAGGCAATAAAAAAAGAAGGATACACCTCTTATAGGTGTACCATTCTTAACTCATTTCCCAAGGAATTCATCCCAAGGAGTAGGAGGAGTATTCCTATTCCTCTTACCAACTGCCTTGATGACCTGCTCAGTGAGATTCTTCAGCTTATCTGAAATCAGTTGGGTATGACCTGCTGCTGTGATAGGCATGAAGAATGTCACTACCCACTCTCCATTCCTGCAATCACACTCTTCCCATCTTACAATGAATGGATAATGTTCAAGAGTAGCAGGAATAACAGGAGTGCTAAATGCATCTAGAGTAGACAGGTAATCAGAGAAGGCATACATCTCAGGAGTCCAGCTTGACATAGGAAGAAATTGTAATTGCATAAAAGACTAATTTATAGAATTAAAGAATGGTGAAATTAAAAGTGAAAGTATCTTGATAGCCTACTCATCCCATAAGGACAGTAAACTGCATTGCCTCAAATCATTGCTGTCTGAGTTTTACCAAGATACTTGTTACTACAGTAAACTGTAGCCTGATAGGGACTGCACCAACTAAATGGTCTGGTTCTATCTATGACTAATTTAAAAAAATAGCTTGACAGGTACAGGTGTATCTGCTACATTGTTCATGTGCTTCAACCTTTCACCATCAAACTAATTTAAAAAAAAGGACTGCTGTTGCAGCCAAGAATTAGTGGGGGTTGCTCGGATATGAAACCAGAAGCAGAAAAGATTAAAAAACGAAGGGGAGAAATTCCCCCCTTCGTGAAGGGCCACTCTTAGAGTGTACCCAAAAGTTCCTTAGGCGTGATGATCACAATCCTGGTGTAAGGCAGCTTACTAGCATCTGTAGGAGTAACCGTAGATGTTTTGTAAGCCAGCTTATCGAAGGACTTGTCAGCCACAATGATGTTATACACATCATCATGCATGGTGACCCTGACCCTATTGGTATCGTCCCAATGAGACACCCAAGGTTGAGGCAGATTCTGCTCATCAACCTGACGTGAAATGTTAAGAACTGGGATACCAATAGCGAGTTTGATCTGAGAAATGTTCATAATAATGACATTTAAATTGTGAAGGAAATATGTAATACCAAGAATTAATGGGGGCTGATAGGGTATTGTGTGTATACAGTTAAGATGTACATACATTGTACAACTGTTCAGTCTGTACCACACAGTGATGAATGATTGATCTAAGATTAGTGGGTGCTGGTAGGATGTTCTGCACCCTACCTGTCATGAGCTATCACTACACTAGGTGTGTGTAGCCACAGGAACACTCATGATATATTAGCAGCCACGGAAAAGTGCCTCTGCCTATGATGGCGGGGGAGTCTTTGTCCAAGGATTAATGGGGGCTGCTCGTGTAGGGTGGATCACCTTCACACTCCTACTCTAAAATTTTTTTATACTCATCTTAATACCAAAAAAAATTTTAAGTGTCTCATTGACCTTACCTTTGTCTCTCTTATCATCTGGTTGGTGATAAAGTTTTCATTTTTCGTAGTATATGTTTTTTTTAAAATTGGTTCACCCTCTGTTTCTACAGGGGGTTTCCTTTTTGACTATCTTTAACCTTATTTCATCTACTATGCCTGATGATTTCAGAAATTGGAACACGATTAATACAATGGTCTACAGGATGTGGGATCAGTTCATCAAAAATCCTGACTCCAACCAGATCATAGGCTCTAACCTCACCCCTCCCTTGACCAATGATAACATTCAGGCAGCAGCCAGCCCTCTTTACTACATCTTAGGTGACGGAGTTAAGAAAATTACCATGTCTTCCTCTCCTCCCTCCAGCCCTGAACCCGGAGATATCTGGATTGATACCTCTTAAGTCTCACCTCCTCCTCACCCCTACTCAGGTTTACCCTGAAGTGGCTTAGTTACAATTACCACTCATCTACTAATACTTAAATAATCTCTCATGAACTCAGAAAAACTTAATATCAATGACAGCTTCAACGCTAATACCATCAAATCTCCCACTCTCCCCATTGATCACCTTGATCTTAAGGGAAAATATCACTTCCAGTGCTTTGATTGTCATGGAAATCTCAAATGGGAGGACACTATTGATAACCTCGTTGTCAATGTTGGAAAGAATCTCACCCTTGATACAATCATGGCAGGTGCAGCATACACTGTAACAGGCCCTTTCATGGGTTTGGTCTCCTCAGTTGGCTATTCTGCTATAGTTGCAGGTGATACAATGGCTTCACATGCTGGTTGGACTGAAGCTGGACTGGCTAATGCCCCAACTTACACAGCCCCACGCAAAACTGTAGTCTTTAATGCAGCCTCAGCAGGCTCAAAAACCACAACTGCAGCCCTGTCTTTTGCCATTACTGGTGCCGGCACTGTAAAAGGAGCTTTTATTGTCCTTGGAACAGGTGCAGTCTCTACCATTGACAACACTGCTGGAGTTCTCTTCAGTTCTGGTCTCTTTACTGGTGGTGACAGGCCAGTGGTGAACACAGATACTCTTAATGTAGCCTATACAGTTTCAGCTTAAACCCCCCTCCTCCTGCCATGCCCAGAAGATTAGAGATGGTTATATCACAGAATGGAGCAGCTACCGGAAGAAATCAGGGAGCATGCACTTATTATCTTATCCAGACTCCTACTGGTGTACTGTACTATGTCTACATTGATGCTGCTGCGGATATAAGCTTTAAAAAGTCACTGGATGGAGGATTTACATGGTCAGTGGGTACAGTTGTTTATACAGGTACAGCTTTTAACCTGTCTGTCTGGTATGATAAGTGGTCAGGACTGTCCTCTGGTCTTATTCATTGTTCTTTCGTGGAAACAGTAGGGCATGATTGTCTTTATCGCACTATAGACACTGACTCTTCAGATACTCTCTCAACTACTTCTACTGTTATCTTTGCAGGAGCTTCAGCAGTACTGGCAGGAAGCTTCATGAGCATTACCCGTAGCAGGGGAGGAAATGTATATTGCAGGACTCAAATAGATAATGGCACTGAAGGAGGTTTCTTCAGGCTTACTAATGCCAATGTCCCAAATGGTGTATGGGATACCAGAACAATCAATGAAGCTGCTGCAACCACAGATATGATGATTCTTATGCCGGGTTTTGCCACTGATAACAATGACATTATCGGCATATTCTGGGATATCTCGACTAATGAAGTTAGCAGACAGCTTTATGATGACTCAGCTAACACTTGGGCTGAAACTTTAATTTCTGCTTCAATGGCTGATAGTCCTGCATCCATAGCCTTCTCTAACTTTTCAGCAGTACCAGACCTTACCAATTCCCGTATTATTCTAACAGCATGGAATGGGGTTGATACTCTCAATGCTGACTTACAGGCATGGATAATTACTGAAACAGCTATCACTGCCCTCACTAATGTTGTCAACAACTCAGTGGATGATCAGGGATTATGTGCTATCACCCTTGACCTTGTCACTAACTACTGGTATGTCTTCTATGCTGGTAAATCTGATGGCTCTGAGACATGGCCTACATCAATGAATATGTATTATAAGATTTCAACAGATGCAGGAACAACCTGGGGAGCTGAGACTCTTATGACAAACCAGCAATATAACCTTACAGGGATATATACTGTTCCAAGATTGTACATTAAGCCTAATCCCATCATACTTTCAATAGATGCAAATGCTGATGAATACAGGATATCAGTGGACATAACTAAACCAAGAGCAAGATTGCAATTAGGAATTTAATTAAACCCCCCTCCACTTACTATGGCGGCCCCTTATAATCCACCAAAAAAGAATGAAGATTTCCTGATCAGGATTTCGCTGGAAGACTATGCTAGTGCAGGAGACTTTAAATCCAGTCCTACTATTGCTGCTGGTGATTTCAAGGTCTCTATAGATGGTGGTGCTCTTACTGATCTTGCTACCCTGCCTACAGTATCACCTGCAGCTTCCATATTAGTCCTGCTCACCTTATCTGCCTCTGAAATGAATGGTGATGTAATTACAGTGGTAGCTATAGACCAGACCTCTCCCAAAGAATGGGCTGATTTTGTTCTTAGCATTCCTACTACAACATAATCATAAATGCCAGCAACCTTCAAGATATTCTTCGGTAATATTCCTCCTGTTGCTGGTGGCACTACTTATAATGAAGCCATTACTGAAGCTCTTGCCCTCAGTGATTCTCCTTCCACTACTATTATCATTGCTACTCTCACTATCACTGAAGCATTAGCTCTTACTGATATCTCTTCAGTCACCATCACTATCATTACCAATGTCATTACAGAAACCATTGCGCTTACTGATGCTCCTGCTGCCCCTGTTGGTGGCAGTACATATAATGTATCTGTGTCTGAAGTTCTGTCTCTTGCTGATTCTCCTTCTGCCACTATCATTTTTGTCACTGTATCTGTTAGTGAAGCTATGGCTCTTAGTGATACTCCTTCTGTTACCATCACTATTGCCACTGTTTCAATTACTGAAGCTCTCTCCCTGACTGATGCTATTACTCCTACACAGGTAATGTCTTCATCTGTTCTTGAGGCTATGGCCCTCATTGATGAAATAGTTGGACTCACTGGAAGTGTACCTGCCATAATAGATGAGACCATGACTCTGGCTGATCTTCTCAGCTCATCTCTTATCACTTCAGCCTCAATTACAGAAGCACTTGCTCTGGCAGATGCTCCCTTCAGTTCTCTCATTAGTAACAGAGCTATCAATGAAGCTCTCTCCCTATCAGATGCTCCATCAGCTTCAGGAGCATTCTCAGCCATTATATCAGAGCTGATGGGTCTCACTGATACTATCATTTCCACTAATGTTTACTTAGTCAATATCACTGAACCTCTGACTCTCAATGATAGCTATCTCTCTTCTTCTGCTTACCTGATGGTGATAGCTGAGACTATGACCCTTGCTACTCAGCAAACCAGCAGGATGACTTACTTAGCTCCTCTTGCAGAAGCTCTTACTCTTAGTGATAGTCCTTCTTCTTCTATGTCATTTCTCAGTACTATCATTGAAGCTCTTACACTCTCAGATCTGATATCCTCCCAGTCTGCTATCATTGCTTCCATTAATGAAGCCCTCGCCTTAACCACTACCCAATCAGGTACAGGTTCATACACTATTGTTTTGCTTGAAGCCATGAATCTTCAGGATTACTCCAGTCCACCAGCTAAGATGAAATTCTGGAATGGAGTAGCGTGGCAGGATATTGATGTTTTGGTTGTAAAGACCTAATGAGCTATCTTTAATATGCACTTGGGTAGTGTGTACCCCAGGTTGTAGAAACTTTTGCATATTTTTTTTGTTTTTTGTATTACGGCTTTGTCTTTGATTGAAATGAAAACCCTGTTATTCCTAATAGGGTTTTTTTATGGTACATAAATTGATTTCTTCACAGTACCATCCTTTTCACTTAAGAAACGTCATCAAATGAAACCAACATGAGTATAATCCTATTGTTTCTGATTGTGGTATTATTCGCTGTTTTGTTCTGGGCCAATAATACTTATGTAACCCCCGGAATCCCAAGAATAGCAATCAATATCCTGTTGATCATTATAGGGATATTATACCTGCTTCATATCATGGGAGTGAATACAGGGGTGAACTTCAAGACTTAGGCATAGTAACTTTTTCTTTTGTACCCATCTCCTAATAATCCCTGATAAAGAGTCATTATCAGGGATTCCTATTATAAATCTGACAATACATAAATTTATTTGGAAATTACATTTTAGTATGTAATTTTGCATCAGACTTAAGTAAGATTTTTACATACTAAAATTAAAACTATGAGTATGTTTAAGTTGGATGAGGTGAGTTTCAGCACTTAGCAATGAGACTAAGCAAAGAAGTTACAAGTGCTTAGTGCTGATATTCCCCAAACTCTTCCCCTCTCGACATTAAAGTAACACACATTATGCCTATTGAGACAGAACTTACAGGGGAGCAAGCAGTAGAAATAACCAATAGGATTGGAATTAGCAGGATGGTCTTCGATAACCAGTCCTGCTTTTGTTTTCTAAAGGATGGATCAGCTATTGAATTCACCATTGACCTTGACCTGTCCTTATCCAAACATGAATTCAGATTTTTTCATAAGGTCTTCTTACCACTAGACAATAAGCCAGTAATGCCATGATGCCAAAAGGATTGAATATTCCCATCTTCCATGATAATGAGATTACTATGTCCATGACTGCCAACCATGAGGGATACTCTTTACAGATGTGTGATGTCAGGGAGCTGATGTTCTACCAGATAGATGCAGTGGGAATATTCGTTGACATCAATGATGGGAACAGGGACTATGGGGAGATATACAGCAGTGGTAAGAAGTTCATCAGTATTATGCCACAGCACCAGCTAATCAACAGGATAGAGAAACATCTCAAGGCACTCATTCCCCTCACCTTATCCTAGACCAATCATATACTACCAATGGATCAATACATTAGAAAAACATTAAGACTCTCTACTGACAAATACTATGAGATTCATCTCAATCTTATTAATTGTATTCTCCCCATTAAGATGACCCCAAGGGAGATAGAGGTCATTGCTGCTTTCATGGCTCTGGAAGGAGACATAGCCACTTACAGGTTTGGGCCTTCAGCCAGGAAAATTGTAATGGCTAAACTTCATCTTTCTCCGGCAGGATTATCTAACTTTATGAAGTTCTTATTTGACAAAGGAGTGTTGGAAAGGCAAGGGGATATGATAAAAATATACCCCTTGCTTATTCCTAATGTAGATGAACAGAAATATCTGTTTAAATTAGTGAATCTCAGTACTATCACTGTCTCACAAAACAATAATAACCATGAGTAAGACACAGTTAAATGACACACAGCATAATCCCGTAGACATCACTCATCCAAGACCCATGAAGCCTCATGAATATTATAACCTGCATGTAAGACAGGAAGGACAACCAGTTATTACTGAAGCTGAGTTTAATGCCGGCCTCCATAAAGAGGCTGCTTTTGTTGAGGGATTGGATAAGATAGAAGCTGATTTCAATAAGGCTATGGAAATCCTCACCAAAAAATACAGGTAATATGCCCATCTTAACACAGGATCAGGCTATTGAACAGTACTATGAATCAGTAAAAGATCAGTACCCTGACATGGACTTTCTCACCTTCTCTGACATTTGCAGAACTCCTTCAGAGTTTATTAAACACTGCATAAGACAGGATAATATTCCTATCATTCATGTCAAGTACCTTGGTAAGATAAGGACTTACAGGACAAGGCTTAAAAGGATCATATACATATATACAAAAAGGGTAGCACTCAATAAGGATACTCCGGAAATAAGACAGGCTTACATAGATACTATTGATTATTTACGCAGGTACATGAAACACCTTGATGAGTATGACAAAAAAGAGATTAACGAAGAGCAGGAATCTGGTTGACATCTGGCATTACTTCCTTGGTTACTATAGATACTGGATATTCTATAATAATAAACTCAGGTGGATGATGAGAAATCACATACATGAGCAGATACAGTACAGGATAAGATGGATGGATGTTGATTGCTATTCTGAAGGTTCCTGTAAGTTATGTGGCTGTGCTACCACAGCTTTACAGATGGCAAACAAATCCTGTGATAAACCCTGTTATCCTCCTATGATGAATGCTGACCAGTGGAGAAGATTCAGTGTCAATCAGTCAGTGGTGTGCATCAATGAACAGTGTTGGGAGCAGGAATATCAGCAGTTTGGAAAACCTAAATTATTAAACGATAAATCTAAGGTGCATGTTACTGAGAAATTCTATTGATCTTGGCCATGTAAGAGCAGGGCAGACTATCCATGTGAAATTTCCCTATGACTACATGGGTGAAATCCTTGATGTAAAGAGCACCTGTGATTGTGCCACTGTTTACAATGATACAGCCAGTCATGAAATTGTTATCACTTACAAGCCCAACTCTGTACCCAAGCAGTTAATGGTTCAGGGCTGGTACAAGGCTAATAAGACTGTCACTATCCAGTACACTTCTCAGGATGGAACAACAGTGACAGAGGAACTGAAGTTCACAGCAAGGGTAGGAAGATAAACATATACACATGAAAATACTCAGGATCATTAAGTCTTTGTTCAGGGCAGCAGCTCCCATTAACACCCTCACTACCACTACCAAGGAACCTGAGCTGGAAACTCTGCAGGCCAAAGTGATGGAGACTAACTTCTTTATCAGGAAGAACAACTTAGTTGAGGAGTTTGCTTACATTCCTACTCCTGTCTACTCTGCTAACTTTGAGAACCCACAGATCATAGGATGGTTACAGGCTGATGGAAGCATTATTAATAACCAGCCCTTACTTGGTTCACTTATAAAAGAGGAGTACAAGGGATATATGCTTATGGCTGATACAATCAGTGAGATGAAAATGCAGAAGCTCTATGTTGATTATGGTGATACAGATGGTCTTCTCACTATTGAAAAGTATCATGAAGAACAGAAGTTCAAGGAAGCCACTCATGAAGAGTTATTGGCAGATGATGTGGATTTGCTTGAGAATAAGATGCTGCCACCAGCCCAACCTAACACTACTGTACCTTATACAGATGGATTAGATAACACAATTAAACAGACTACAGGATGCTTTGGGAAATAGTTAATGGAGTGCTCATAGTCAGTGAACATGCTCTGATGATAGAACCCTTCTCTTCCATTTGGGAAGCTGATAAGAGTGAAGGTCATTCAAGGGCAAGGCAGTTATTCAAATATGTGGAACTGGTATGCTCACCTAAGAAATCCAATCCTTACTTTGGATATAGTGAAGAGGACAGGCCAGCTAAAGTAAAGAAGGAGGTTTATAAAGACGAACACTATCCTGATACTGACTTCATGATCCAGTGCATTGATAAGTACAAGGAGTTGCTGGATGACTACTCTCCTTCCTATGGCTTACTTACCTCTGGTCTTGTAGCCTCTGAGAAACTGAAGAACTATTTCAATACCTTTAACTTCAGTGAGAGAACAAGGACAGGAATGATGATCATCAAGCCTAAAGAAGTGGCAGCAGCTCTGAAAGAACTGCCTGATGTGGCTAAAGGAGTGGAAATAGCAAGAAGTAAGGTCAACTTTGAACTGGTGGAAGAGTCAAGGACTCGTAACTCAAGGAAGATAGGTCAGTATGAGAGATAATCACCTAACATGTCCAGTTGGCTGAGGGGCTAAAGCACAGGTCTGCAAAACCTGGGACACTGGTTCAAATCCAGTACTGGACTCCAACCTAAAAACATATACTATGTCACACACAGAAGAACTAACAGATGAAGGCAGGCAAATGTGGGAGAACATTGCCAATTATGAAAAGTTGATAAGCAGTAAGTATGTCACTCCTTCTGAGAAGAAGGTAAGGACTAAATTAAACATCTTTGAGATACAGCTTCTCTTCATGAGAGATGAGATCAGGAGGATGATCATTAACTCAACAAGAGTGGTAAGGGACTGTGATGATATCATCAGCACCTACACCTCAAAGGAAGAGTACATAAGCAGTGATGCTAAAGTAGCAAAACAGATCCACCTCAATCTCATAGTAAGGCTTAACAGGCTGCTTGAGTATGAGAGTGTCTTTGATGAACATATTGAATTGACACCAGACAGAGAAATTAATACTTTATTTTATGACAGCTTTAAAAACAGGTAGCCAGTGAGCACAAGGTTTATAACCAATCAGGTCAGGAATGAACAGGGAGTATGGTTAAACACACAGGTATTCAGGGAGGAGGCCATTGGCTTCAGGAAGAATGGATACTATTGTACTGACCCTGAAGGCTCACACCAGTACACAGAGTACTGGGATACTATGCTGGACAGGTGCATCAATGGATACAGTAGTGGTGGGGTGAAGATAACACAACACCACTATTTTTATTTGAACTTCACACAGATCAAGATAGCAGAGGAGAAGGGAGGTAAGATAGCAATCAAGGAGGTGAAAGCTCCTGATTTCTGGGATGGGGACTTTGCATTTTTCTGGGCCATTGAGATAGCAAAAAATGGCCTGTTCACTGATGAGGCTTTAGCTCCTTCCACTAAGGAACAGAGAGCTGAGTACTGGAGACTTGAAGCTGAGAGGGTGAGAATTAGTAATGCTCTTGAAATAAATGATACAACCAATTTCCAGTATGTTGACCCTGATGGTGTACTTAAAAAGA